ATATTCTTAATCGTTCTTTTAATGATGGATAACTCTTACCGTCTGGATGATTATCCATATAATATTTTTTAGAAGTGTATAAGAAAAAGTTATATATTATTCTTTTAATGTATTTCATTTTTTTCCCTCTGTTATTAATATGTTATAATAAATACTGTTAACAATAACCAAGAGACTATTAATAACAATAAACATAAATTTAATGATGTTTTTTTAAAGTTCATTTAATTATACCATTTAAAAATTTCTATCATAATAACTACTAATACAACTATGATAATTGCTTGAGTGAATGCATCCATTATTTTTTCCTTCTTTTTCTTAAATCTCCAAACGCATTATAAATTTCATGATATCTTTTTAATGCTTTTGGTAACCAATTAGGTTGTTTTTTCTTTTTCATATTAGTGTCTAAACTTTCTGATATCTAAGATTGCTTGTTCTGGAGTATAATTATATTTTTGTCCCATAGCAATAAAAAAATTTAAAACTCTCTTCTCAGCCTCTTTTTCATTTTTAGGTTTGGCTCCACTACAATAAATATGTTCTGCAATTAAACTGTTTAGATCATATTTTTTTGAAAGCATAACAATCCATTTATACATAGGATGATTTTTATCAATTAATATTTTTTTCATAATAAACTCCATAATGCAAAACAAGTTACTAATAAACTAAATCTTGGCAGCAATGCGTAAAACAAAATTAAAATTCCTAATAAAAATAGCATTATTTAATTCCTTGATATTGTTTAATTATATGGTCTGCAATGTCAGTGTTTATTAGAACATATCCCGTGTCATTTAATTGTAATTTTAAGTTACAAAGTTTTTCTTTACACGCCTTATAGAACACATCGTTAACCGTATCGTTTTTAGGCACGGCTTTTGCTATATCTTGAATTTCTTTTAAATATTCAAACCAATCTTTAGCCATTATTGCATTCTCCAAGAGTTAATTGTTTTATTTACTAAAGATAATATTTCATCGTACTTGTTAATAGTTTTATCAAATAATACCGCCGTTTTTCTATGATTTACAAAAAGTGTAATTGTTTTATTAACATCATTAAATTCTATAGAAAAAGATTCCACATTAAGTGGTTTTAGTTTATATGATTCGTCTGTAACATTTTCATCAAGTTTTAAAACATTCATATCCCACGAATATATGAATTAAAAAGACAAAGTCAAGCTAAAATAAATGTTTATTTTTAATGGTTATTGACAAATTATCCCATAAAATCTAATAATACCCTATGAAGTTATATCGTTTTATTGCACGTTATGCAGGGCAACGTATAATGATAGACGTTAAAGCACAAAACGATGATGAAGCGAAGATTAATTTCATAAATGGGTTAAAAGAAGGCGGAGGAACGTGGAGGAAAGAAATAACATATTCTCCTTCCAAAGTTTTCATAACTTATGAGGAAACAAATGATGATAGAAACGTCACAGTCTCTGTTACTGAAAAAGATCAGCTTGGAATCCAAGTGGAACCAGTTGTATCTAGATAATGGTTGCGAGACACCAGACATGAAGTGGATAGATCTTGAATTAAAAAAAACAAGGTTAGCAATGAGAGATCTAGCCAACGTCGTTGCAAGACAAGAATTATTAAGAGAGTATTCAGATATTTCTAGTTAAGGCAACAAAAAAAATAGAATAGGTAAAATTCTATAGGATACCCTCGTCTTTTAAATCAAAATTTACTTTTGTAAATAAAACTCTACCATTAATATGTTGTCTAGATTTTTCTAAACATAAAGGACAAAAAAAAATATTTTCTTCTTTTGTCTTTCTAAAATGTACAGGAGTCGCACAGTGAGGGCAAACACCTAAATTGACTTGTACTTCGTCTAAATCCATTATGCATCCCCCCAGTCCTTTCCAATCGCTACATCTACCTTAGATGGAACTACTAGCTCTGAAATAGAACTTTCCATTATTTTTTTAATTTGTTCCGAATCTTTACTTTCTCTAACACTAAAGCATAATTCGTCATGTATTTGCAACATAGGTAAAAACCCAGCATTATTGCAGTCAATCATAGCTTGTTTAACTTGATCAGCGGCTGAACCTTGAATTAATCTGTTCAAAGCTTTAAAAGTACCTGACCTTCTAATATTATTAACACCATATTTTTGAACTGCATCATCGTAAGTTGTCGATTTATTTAATCCCCAACTTGCCACTTCCCATTTATCAAATCTACAACGTCTACCTCTAATGGTTCTTATTGAGCCATTTGTCTCCGCTGATTCTTGGCACTTTGATGCTAATTGTTTTACGAAAGGAACTTTCTTATTGTATGCGTCCAAAAGTTTTTTTGCTTCTTCTTCTCCGATTCCAAGTTGTGCGGATAATTTTTTGGCGCCCATTCCATAAAAAAGTCCCAAGTTAATAGTCTTCGCTTGTCCTCTAGGTATGCCCGCCATATCTGCAACTGTTTGGTGGAAATCTGCGTCGTCTTTCTCATAAGCTTTAATTAATTGTTCTGATCCTTTAAATCCGACTGTATAAGCATAATGCGCCACAAGTCGTGGCTCTTGTTGCGAATAATCGAATGAGCCCCATAATAAGTCATTATCAGGTTTAAATATAGATCTAATTTTAGGTCCAAATTCTTTATTTTTTGCAGGGACTTGTTGTAAATTAGGATTCGACATTGATAATCTACCAGAAACAGTTCCACCCGAATCAGATCTTAATTGATTAATTTCCGCATGAATTCTACCTTTATGTTGATATTTGATAATCGAATCAATAAAGGTTGATGTAAACTTGTTTATTTCTCTGGCTTCTCTTAGGTATTTAGCTATAGGAGCGTTGCAGTTTAATAGCCAATTCGCTGTAAAACTTGGTTCTTTTGTTTTCTCTGTTCTAGGATAGTCTATCTTTAGCTTATCAAAAGCTTTAGCTATACTTCTTGCCTCCCAAATTTCTACATTTAAACCAGACTCCTTATTGAGTTGATGTAATAAGGTTTTTTCTTTTTCTAAAAATTCAAGTTTTAATTTTTCAGCTTGTGTAACATTTACTCTGATACCCTTTGCTCTCATTGCAATTAATATTGGAGTAAGTTTTGTTTCTAAATCAAAAATTGTTTGTAATGAATTGTCATAGATTTTAAATTTTAAATACTGCCAAAGTTTTAAAGTTAATGATGCATCTTGCTCTGCATAAAACCCTACATATTGAGCAGGTAACTTATAAAGCTCCTGTTTAGCGTCCAGTCCCCAGTCGGCTGCTGCTTCTTTTAGCTCTTGTTCAGACTTTGTTTCGCCTAACCAATCGAAGCCGAGAGAATTTAGTGAATAGGAAAATCTATTTTCATCTACAATAGCTGCAGCAATCATAGTATCAATTATTCTTCCATTTTTAATATTTACTCCGTGAGCCCTTAACCAACCCACATCGTACGATGAATTGTGAAATATTTTATCTCCAGGACCACTTACAATGTCTTGAACCCAGTCCATTACCATTTTATAATCCATGTTAGAACCAACTTCATGACCGATAGGGTAATAACCAACAAAACCTTCTGTAGCCACACCGACACCTACAATATTACCGTCCATAGTAGGCCAACCAGGTCCTTTTTCTTTAATATTTGGATCTTTGGTTTCTAAATCTATTGCTATTTCTTTTGCATTTTTTAAATCAGGAAAGTGTGTTGGAGGAGTCCAGTCTGATTCTTTAAATATAAAATTTATTTGATGACTCATTCTGTGTAATCTCTTTCAATAATCATTTCACAATAATGTATTGCTTTTTTTATATCCGCCAACTTACCTTTGTCTTGATGTCGTGTTACATATTTAATCACATTTCCTTCTGCAAATAGTAATTTATTTTTATTTATATATTGTGACGGTTGAATAACGTGTTTTTTATAATGTCCACCGCCCACTTGTTTAAAATAAGTTTTATTTGTCATAAATGTAAGTTATTTTTGGTTTATATTTTTTATGATATTCGTCTCTAATGATTCGTAATCTTTTACACATTAATTGTAGTATTTTCAAACGTTTTTTTAACCTTAATAATTCTTTTTTCATGATTTTAATTATTAAATATTTCTTGTAATTTCATTTAACATTCTACAAAGTGGAAACGTATATTGATGATTACTTCTCAATATATGTAAGTTTTGTTTAGCTCTTGTAACTCCTACATACCATACTCTATATTCAGAGCAACGATCTTTTCCTATTTTATTTTCTAAATGAGCTGGCCAATTGGATTTTTCGTAAATTACCACATCATTGGCTTCTCCACCTTTAATTGAATGAATTGTGTCTATTATAATTTCAGAATCTAGGTCAGGATTAACATCGGTCTCAATTAATTTGTTAAAATAATATTTATCTTGTTCAGAAAAATTTCGGTTAAATATATTAGTCCAGTCATCTTTAGGAACTCTGAGACCAGCTTCTGTTACTAAAAAATTATAATCAAATAATAAATTATTATTTATGGCCATCCATTTTTTGCTGTCTAAACTTCTCCAACCATATGCTATTTCATTAATGTAAGTGTAAAGAATCTGACATTGTTCTTTATTAATTTTATTACCACGCATTAATTGATTCCAAAGTTTAATTGCTCTCCACTTGTGTATATCAAAAGACTTCGATCCCTTTGCACTTTGAAAAAATAAACCTATGGTTTTCGCCTCTAATTTAAGTTCGTCTACAATTTCATTTGTTCGACCTAGTATCATCCAACTATCGGATGCACTAAAATTAATATCTTTAAGTCTTTGATATGTAATAATATTACCTAAATTTATTCTAGGTACAAAATCTTTTCTCTTTCTACCTTTAATGTATGTTGCAATATATTGAGAAAAATCATGTATTGTTTTTGGTATTCTGTAAGATGTTTTTAAAATAAAATCTTTACCAGGAAATTCATTAAAATATTCTACTTCAGCACCATTCCATTCATAAATTGCCTGATCGTCATCTCCAGCAATATAAACTCTACTTGAGTTATTGGCTAACTTATATACTAGTTTCCATTGTAAAGGAGTTAGGTCCTGAGCCTCATCTACTATTAAAACTTTTAATTTTGGCGCTGCAGCATTCTCAATATAATGTTCAATCATATCAGTAAAATCTACTCTATGATCTTGTTTATATTCATCGTAAGCTTCAATAATTAATTTAAATTTTTCGTAAACAACTCTTTTAATTTTTTCTTCTTTATACTGATCATCTGGATGAATTAATCTATTCCTTGCTTTATCATATACTCGTAAAGACCAATCGTTCCAAACAAGATGACCATTATAATTTTCGAATCTAACTTTAGGTAAACCTAGAGTTTGGGCAAACTCTACCATGTCTATATCTGGATCAATAACTGGAATTTGTTTATAATTCTGTCTACAAAAACTATGTATTGTTCTAAAATTTCTTAAATCATCATCGGTGCAGCCCACAAACTTTTTAAATGCTCTATATCTTGCTTCATTAACTGCCTTGTTTGTAAAGGATAAGTAGGCCATGTCTCTAGGTTTAATACCTCTTGTTATTAATTTCTCCACTCTCTCTAAAAGAGTTGTTGTCTTTCCTGTACCCGGAGGACCGTATATTTTAATGGTGCGGTTCTTCAAACGGTGCTTTTTCTCTTTTGAATAAGACATTTGACCTTTCAATTATTGGTTCTTCTGGTTTTTTACAATACCAAATATTTTTAATTTTTAGTTTATCGTAATATTCTTTTTTGATTGAACCATTCTTTTTACGTGTGTTAATAATTTCGAATTTTTTAATAGCTTTATTATTTTTTCGTATAAATCTTTCAAAAGTTTTATATTTAAACACAACGTTACTATCGTGTAAGAACCACATATCCGCTTCTACTTGTGATGCATTATCTGCCTGTTGTGTTTCTTGTGTAAACTGAATCATTAAATCTGCAAATTCTTCTTGTGCCTCTTTGTCTTCATCATAACCTTCAATGTCTTGTTGCATTGTTTTTAATTGATTTAAAAATACTCTAAACTCTTTATCTTTTAGTTTTTGCCAAACCATATCAGCTTGATCAAATAATGCCTCAGCAAAGAGTTGCTGTTGATTACACTGCTTGCCATTTAATTCTATAGTTTTTTTATCTATTGTTAAAAAATAAATTGGTGGATTTGTTCTTAATCTTTGAAATGAATCTACCTTAGGCATGTATGCTGAACTATCAATACCGTATAGCAATGTTCTACAAAGACCAGCATTACAATGATCCTTCATGGGTTTATCAGTACATTTATATAAATAATCTTTTTTCTCATAACTTTTAATTACAGCCTGTACCTCGTGCGCAGGTAACTGTTCATAAAATTGATCATTACGATCCCAAACTTCTTTTTGCCAACCGTCTGGATTTTTCTTTTTTGCAAGAGTTGCAAAAGCAGTTAAAGCATTATTTCTAAATCCACCTTCACATCCATTTCTTATTACAGCTTGTAAACACGGAGGGTACTGGTCAAAATCTTTTTCTTCGATTAAACTATCGTCTACTTTTATTGCAAAAAATTGCTCTTTGGTTAATCTAAATTTGTCAATAAAACTATACCAATCAATTAATGGTATACCAATTCCGTTATCATATAGTGCATAGCGAGTCGTTCTTGCAGCCTTTTGATAAGGAATATTAAGCCAATTACCTAAATCATTTTTATGAACCATGATTTGTTTTTGCTTAGGAAATATTTCGCAGCTTGATAATCCGAGGTCCGTGGACAACAAACTAAGTTT